CACGTGAAACCGGTGCCAAACCAGTTTGAAACCGGTTCAAACCTGTTTGTAAACCGGTCCGGCCGGGGCTTTGTTAGCCCCGGACCGGTTTCAGTTTCGGAATAGGCCAACTTAAGGAGGACAAGATGATGCTGTAAACCGGTCCGGCCGGGGCTTTGTTAGCCCCGGACCGGTTTCAGTTTCGGAATAGGCCAACTTAAGGAGGACAAGATGATGCTGGACGGCATCGCGGTAGGAGGTCCACGGGCGGGAGTCAAGCTAACGGCGCCGCCCGGCTGGCCGGGTCGCATCAAGGGGTACGACGGGCACTACTTCTGGGATGAGGCGGCGCACGCCTGGTGCTGGGACTCGCGGGTCTGGGACCGGTACAGGGGCGTGTACCGGCCGTGAGTAAAGAAGTTTACTGCCTCGGTCTACAGTAGACATATGGGCGATGACTGGGTGGATGCGGTGGAACGTCGAATTGACGCTGAGCTAGGTCGCCTAGGTGACCAGGATGACCCCACCCTGCGTCGTCGACTGGAGGCGTGGAAGCTGCGAGTGCTAGGTCACTCCATCGAGCAGGTTGCGGACCTCCTGGGCATCTCGATCGCCACCGCGTGGCGGGACCTACGCTGGTGCCTGGACAACGTCCCCGCGGCTTACGAGAACGCGGAGGACTACCGCCGCGTGTCGCTGCGTCGCCTGGACGAGATGATCCGGCGTCACCAGCTGAGTACGAGCGACGCCGGGGACCGGACGATCCTAGCCGTGGCGGACATGCAGGCCAAGCTGCTGGGTGCCTACGCGCCGTCCAAGGTGGACGCGTCCGTCACGGTCCGCACGGAGCTGGCCGGTGTCGACGTAGGTGAGCTGTAGTGCCCACGGTTGTGACGCACCGGTACGCGCCGCGAGGCGCGTGCCGGGAGGTCTTTCACACCCGTGCTGACGAGGTGCTGCTGTCCGGACCGGCCGGCACCGGCAAGTCCCGGGCGTGCCTGGAGAAGCTGCACGCGGTCGCGCTCAAGTACCCGGGCTCGCGGGGACTCATCGTGCGGAAGACCGCGACGTCGCTCACCAACACGGCGCTGGTCACCTGGCGCGAGAAGGTCGTCCCGGAGGCGCTGGCGCACGGCGTCCTGGAGTGGTACGGCGGCAGCGCGCAGGAGGCGGCGGGCTACCGGTATGGCAACGGGAGCGTCATCAACGTCGGCGGCATGGACCGGGCCGAGCGCATCATGTCCTCGGACTACGACGTCGCCTACGCGCAGGAGGCCACGGAGCTGACCGTCCGGGACTGGGAGGTCATCACCACCCGCCTGCGCAACGGGCGTCTGCCCTACCAGCAGCTCACCGCGGACTGCAACCCGCAGCAGCCCAGCCACTGGCTCAAGGTGCGCTGTGACGAGGGCCGGACGCGGATGCTGCACAGCCGGCACGAGGACAACCCGCTTCTGTTCGACGATGACGGCCGGGTCACGGAGTTCGGGCGGACGTACATCGCCAAGCTGGACGCGCTCACGGGCGTGCGCAAGCCGCGCCTGCGTCACGGCCTCTGGGTCGCCGCCGAGGGCGTCGTCTACGAGGACTGGAACCCGGCCGTCCACGTCATTGACTCGTTCGAGATCCCGGTGGACTGGCCGCGCTACTGGGCCGTCGACTTCGGCTTCACCAACCCGTTCGTCTGCCAGTGGTGGGCGGAGGACCCGGACGGCCGGCTGTACCTGTACCGGGAGCTGTACCGGACGCAGCGCCTGGTCGAGGACCACGCCCGGGACATCCTAGCGGCGGTCACCGACGCCGACGGCGTCTGGACGGAGCCGCGGCCGCGGGCCGTCATCTGCGACCACGACGCGGAGGGGCGCGCCACCCTGGAACGTCACCTCGGCATCCGGACGACGGCGGCCAACAAAACCGTCACGACGGGCCTGCAGGCGGTCCAGGGGAGGCTACGGGCCGCCGGCGACGGCAAGCCGCGCCTGCTGGTGCTGGCCGGTGCGCCGACCTACCGTGATCCGGCCCTGGTGGAGGCCCTTAAGCCGTGCTCGACCGTCGAGGAGTTCCCGGGCTACGTGTGGGCGCCGGGTCCGGACGGCCGCCCGGCCAAGGAGGAACCGCTTAAGGAGGACGACCACGGACTGGACGCAACTCGCTACCTGGTAATGGCGCGAGACGGCCGAACGCGCGGAACGGTGCGCTGGCTCTAAGGTCTAGCCGAGTGGTTTCTCTCCAGCCTGGTACATTCAAACGGAGAGGCGGCGACATTGACAACGCTCACTGAGGCCTGGAACGCCGGTCGCGCGGAACGACGCGAGCGACCCGGACGTACTCGGCGCCCCATTCTCGTTGTCATTCTGGCCCTGGTAACCGCTCTGGCCAGGCGACTTCCGTCCTGGCGCCGGGTCCGGACCACCGTTATGGCGCTCACCGGATTTACTCTTCTGGACATCGCGGCATTTCAGTGGAACAGCATCGCCGGGTTCGCGGTGGCCGGCATCTGCGTGCTTATCCTCGAGGCCCTAGGTGGTGACTAGGTGCGGTCACCTATTCGTGTCCTCGGTAGCCTCGTAAACAAGGCGCCCGTCTCGTACGCAGCTCGCTCCGGTGTAGGCGCGGGCCTGTTCACGGGCACTCGCGGCCGGGATCGCACGTCGCAGCTGCAGACGATGGGATCCGTGGGCACGGTCTTCTCGATCGTGCACCGCACGTCCACCAAGACCGCCGCGGTCAACTGGCACATGCACCGCCTCACGCGTCCCAACTCCGGGGTCACGTGTCCGCTCTGCGACGAGCCGAACGTGCAGCCGGTCGAGGACCACCTAGCCCTGCGCATCTGGAACAGGCCCAACGACTTCTACACCCGCAGCGAGCTGGTTGAGGCGGGCCAGCAGCACCAGGATCTGACCGGTGAGACCTGGCTGATCGTCGAGCGCAACCCGGCGCTCCGCAGCATCCCGCTGGGTCTGTGGTGCGTTCGCCCGGACCGCATGGAGGTCGTACCCAGCAAGGAGGACTTCCTCGCTGGGTACGTCTACCGGGGCCCGGACGGCGAGCGCGTGCCGCTGGCCCGTGATGAGGTCATCCAGCTTCGCCTGCCCGACCCCGAGGACCCCTACCGGGGACTTGGACCGGTGCAGGCCGTGATGCGTGACATCGACTCGGCGCGGTTCTCGGCCGAGTGGAACCGCAACTTCTTCCTCAACAGCGCGGAGCCGGGCGGCATCATCGAGACCGACGGTCGCCTGAGTGATGACGAGTTCGAGGAGCTGCGCAGCCGCTGGGCGGAGCAGCACCGGGGAGTCGCGGCCGCGCACCGGGTGGCGATCCTCGAGGGCCACAAGTGGGTCGACCGGACCTACACGAACCGCGACATGCAGTTCACCCAGCTGCGGCACCTGTCACGGGACATGATCCGCGAGGCGTTCGGCATCGCGAAGTTCGCCCTGGGCGACGTTGACGACGTCAACCGCGCCACGGCGGAGGCGTCCAAGGCCTGGTTCGCGGAGTCCATCACCGTCCCCCGCCTGGACCGCTGGAAGAGCGCGCTCAACAACGACTTCCTACCGCTGTTCGGCACGACCGGCCAGGGCGTCGAGTTCGCCTACGCGAACCCCGTGCCGCAGGACCGTGAGAGCGAGAACGCGGAGCGCGGCAGTAAGACAAGCGCCTGGGCCACCCTCGTCAGTGCGGGCGCTGACCCGGACGACGCGGCGGATGTATGTGGGCTTCCGCGGATGCGGATGCAGGAGGTGGAGGCGGCACGTGAACCAGCAGTGGCTTAAGCTGGCCCGCCCGGTGGCGGAGCTGCGGCGTGGGCGGACCGACTGGTACCGCATCGAGAACGCCACCTCCAACGGCCGCGCCGAGGTCTACATCTACGACGAGATCGGGTACTTCGGCGTCACGGCGGCCGACTTCGCTCGCGAGGTCAACGCCCTCAACGTCGAGGCCATCGACCTGCACCTGTCCAGCCCGGGGGGCTCCGCCTTCGAGGGCGTGGCCATCTACAACTCCCTGCTGCACCACCGAGCGACGGTGACGTCCTACGTGGACAGCCTCGCGGCGAGCGCGGCGTCCGTCATCGCGATGGCCGGCGACCGGATCATCATGCGCACCGGCTCGCAGCTGATGATTCACGAGGCGTCCGGGATGGGTATCGGCAAGGCCGACGACATGCGTGAGCTGGCGGACCTGCTGGATAAGACCAGCGGCAGCATCGCCGACATCTACGCGGAGCGGCGCGGCGGCACGGCCGCTAAGTGGCGCAAGGCCATGAAGAACGAGACCTGGTACGACGCCCAGGAGGCGGTCAGGGCCGGGTTGGCCGACGAGGTCAGCGGCGCGAGCGACGAGTCCCAGAACAGCTGGGACCTGAGCATCTTCAACTACGCCGGACGCAACCACGCGCCGGCTCCCATCGACGACGTTGACCCGTTCCGGGTCGACGCCGAGGAACTAAGGCGAGCACTACAGGAGGCCTTCCAGTGACCGCACCTACCATTCCCGCGAGCGCGGCCGAACTGGAGGCCATGCTCCTCGACACCACCAAGCTGAGCGAGATCGCCAAGACGCCGAAGTCGCTGGGTGAGTTCATCAAGAACTACGCCCAGGCGCAGCTGGCCAAGCAGGGCGAGCACCTGCAGGCGCAGATCAAGGAGCAGACGCAGATCGTCCTGGCGGAGATGCTCAAGGAGAACAAGGGCGTCCTCACCAACCGTGGCAAGCTCGACCTGGGCACCGGCACCAAGACGCACAAGGGCACGGCCTACAACAAGCACGCCCGGGGCGTCGCGCTGGACAACGAGTTCGACAGCCTGGCGGACTACTTCGCGTCGGTGTCGCCCAAGGCGAACGCCGCCCACCGTGAGAAGTGGGACCGGATCCGCAACGACTACTCGACGTCGGACCCGTCCAAGGGCGGCTTCCTCGTTCCCGAGGTGCTCCGCTCGACGCTTCTGCAGAACTCCCTGGAGTCGGCGATCGTCCGGCCCAAGGCGATGGTCGTCACGATGGACGCGCCGCGCGTGCCGTTCCCCGCGATCGACGAGACCACGCACTCCGGCTCCGTCTACGGCGGCATCACGGGCACCTGGGTGGCCGAGGGCGAGGCGCTTCCCGAGTCCGAGGCTCGCTTCGGACGCACGGTCCTGGACGCCAACAAGCTCGTGTCCTACTGCGAGGTGCCCAGCGAGCTGCCGCAGGACGCCCCAGTCGCGTTCGGCGACTTCATCGACAACGCGTTCCCCAAGGCGATCGCCTTCTTCGAGGACCTGGCGTTCCTGACCGGCAACGGCGTCGGTCGCCCCCTGGGTGCCCTCCACGGCGACAACACGGCGCTCATCGCCGTGACCAAGGAGTCCGGCCAGCTGGCGGACACGATCGTCTGGGAGAACATCGTCAAGATGTTCTCGCGGATGCTGCCCAGCTCGCTGGGTAGCGCGGTCTGGGTCGCGGCGATCGACACGTTCCCGGAGCTGGCCACGATGGCCCTGACCGTCGGCACCGGCGGCGGCCCGGTCTGGCTGCGCGACGGCGCATCCGGTCCGCCGATGAGCATCCTGGGTCGCCCGGTTCTGTTCACCGAGAAGACCTACAAGCTCGGCGACCAGGGTGACCTCGCGTTCATCGACTTCGGTCAGTACCTCGTCGGCGACCGCCAGGAGATGCGGGTCGAGTCGTCAACGCACTACAAGTTCGGCAACGACATGGTGGTCTACCGGGTCATCGAGCGGGCGGACGGTCGCCCCTGGATGAAGTCCGCGCTGACACCGGCCAACGGCAGCACCGCAACGCTGTCTCCGTACGTGACGCTCGCCGAGCGCGCGTAGCAAACCAACTCCGGGAGGCAGGAGATCGCATCAAGCCCCTCCCGGGGCCAATTCAGAAGGGTGGCATTAAAACCCCACCCGGAGAGGTGACCAAGTGTACGGACTCGGAAGGGTCTTCAACGTGATCCCGGCGGCGTCCGGTGTTCACATTCCACTCACCAACGCGAGCGCGGTCTCGTTCGTTACCTACGAGGACGACGGGTCAACGATCGCGACCATCAAGGAGTCCATCGACGGCGCCAGCGAGCAGGCCCTGGACGTCACCAACTACCCGTTCAAGGCGCCGGGTATCGGCGGCACCTGGACGGCGATGGCGGAGCAGGACGATACGCTGGACCTGGGCGACGACACCACGAACGACTGCATGGTCTTCACCGTGCACGCCAGCCAGCTGACCGACGGCTTCAACTGCGTCGAGGTCACGGTGGACGGTGGCATTCTCATCGCGATCCTCCACGACCTGACCGTGCAGCGCTACCCGGCGAACCTCGCCAGCAACCTGGTGGTGTGACATGAGCGTTCTCAACCCAGGCGGCGCGTTCCTGAAGGCCCAGTTCGGGTTCAAGGTCACCAAGGCCACCGGTGTGGTGATCAACGGCGAGGACCCGCTGTTCACCATCGCGGGCGGCAAGGTGCTCGTGACCGGCATTCTCGGCTTCGTAACGGTGGTCATCGGCTCCACGGTCTCCAACCTGAAGCTCGTCTTCGACCCGACGGCGACGGGTGCCGACTTCGACCTGTGCACCGCTACGGCCATCACCTCGGATGCCGTGGAGCAGCAGTACACGATCGCCGGAACCGTGGAGTCCGTTGGCGCTCTGCTGGTCGCGGGAGCAGTTGGACAGTGCAACCCGTTCTTCACGGATCCGCTGTCGTTGACCCCGGGTCAGATTCACCAGAACCTCTCCGCCGATCCCGTCGGTGGGGAGATCACCTGGAACCTGTGGTACCTACCGCTGGACGACGGCGCCAGCGTGTCTGCGGCGGCGTAGGGAGCGCAACGTGGGCTTCGAAGGTTGGCTCGCCGTCATCCGGTCCTCGGCCGAGGAGTACGAGTACTTCAAGAACGAGGAGCGGAGCAACCCCGTCGCCTGCCCAAACGACGGCGAGCCACTGCGAAGCGGTCCCGACGGGCAGCCGTACTGCCCATTCGACGGCTGGAGGCCGAACGATGTCCGTTGACCTGAGCAAGGTGAACCACCTGAGTGACCTCGTCAAGGTGGTCGCCGACCTGGAACGGCGCGTGACCGCGCTGGAGCAGCCGGCGCCCGTCAAGGCGACGACAGCGAAGACCGCCAAGTAGTTTCGGCGGCCTGGTTGGTCCCAGAACCTTTTGTACCGGCTCTGAGACCTCCCTGGAACACCGAAACACGCTGGCTTGGTAGTCGACCAGCGGGACAACTTCATACTCGCTCTCCCGCCTCGCCACGGCGAGCCGGTCAAGAAAGCAAGGACACAGGATGGGCGTCTGGTACGCAACCAGGGAGGACGTCAAGTCCGCCCTGGACAGCAGGGAAACCGCGCGCAACGACGCGCAGGTTGACCGGGCGATCGAGGGATCCTCTCGCTCGGTCGAGGGCCAGCTTCGCCGTCGCTTCTACCCGGAGCTGGACACACGGTACTTCGACTGGCCCAACTTCCAGTACTCACGTCCGTGGCGGCTGTGGCTGGGTGCCAATGAGCTCATCTCGGTCAGCGCACTGGTGGCCGGGGGAACGACGATCGCCGCCAGCGACTACTTCCTGCGCCGGTCCGACGGCAAGGAGGAGCCGCCGTACACGCACATCGAGGTCGACCTGGAGTCGTCCGCCGTGTTCCAGGCGGGCGCCACACACCAGCGGGCGATCGCGGTTACGGGCCTCTTTGGACACTCGGCCGACGAGACCGCCGCGGGAACCCTGGCGGAGGCGCTGGACTCCGCAGAGACCGGCGTCGACGTCTCCGACGGCAGCCTGATCGGCGTCGGCAGCATCATCAAGGTCGACAGCGAGCGGATGATCGTCACCGGCCGGTCGGCGCTGGACACCACGGTCGACATCCACGGCAGCGACAGCCTGACCGCGCTGGCCAGCGACGTGTCCATCACGCTGACCACGGCCACGAACGCACCGGTCGCCGGTGAGGTCATCCTCATCGACTCGGAGCGCATGCTCGTGGTCGACGTCGCCGGTACGACGCTGACGGTCAAGCGCGCCTGGGACGGCTCCGTCCTGGCGACGCACGCGGCCGGCGCCGGCATCTACGCGTACCGGACGCTGACCGTCCAGCGCGGCGCGCTGGGTACGACGGCCGCCGCGCACGACACCGCCGCGCCGGTCACGCGTCACGTCGTACCCGGACTGGTGAACCAGCTCTGCGTGGCGGAGTCACTCGTCAGCATCCAGGGGGAGCTGGGGGCGTACGCCCAGCGGGTTGGCTCCGGCGACAACCAGCGGGACGCGGCGGGTGGCGGCATCGACGGAATCCGCGCACAGGCCGTGCGCGCCTACGGCCGCAAGATGCGAAAGGCGGCGGTGTAGTGCCCACGAAGGTGAACGTGACCGGACCGCTGCTGAACGGCGACGCACCCGGCGTCATCGGCGACCTGCTGGACGACGCCGAGCACGAGGTCGCGCAGGCCGGGGTCAACGCCGTCAGGACCGAGCTGGGCCGCGTACTTCGCCGGCCGACGGGACGCTACCGGTCGGCCGTTCAGACGGACCGCCGCGGCGACTCGATCGTCGTGACGGACGGCGGCGTCATCTATGGGCCGTGGCTGGAGGGCACCGGCAGTCGCAACCGGACCACGCGGTTCCGCGGCTACAGCACCTTCAGACGGGTGACGCAGCGGCTGCAGGCCGACGCCGTCCAGTTGACCGAGCCGGTCGTAGAGACGCACCTGAGGAGGCTCCGGTGAGCCACGAAGCGCGTTACCTGCTGGTGCTTGGTGTTAGTGCAGTCGCAGCGGCGGCCCTTGGCGTCTGGTTGTGGGGTCTGCTTCTTGGCTGGTGGTCGGTGTGAGCCTCGACCTGACGACCCTCATCGACCGCGTCGCGTCGCACGCGGCGGCCACCGGTCACTTCGAGCGCGTCAACCAGCACGAGCCGAAGAGCGCGCCCGGAAACGGGTTGAGCGCCGCCGTCTGGGTTCAGCGCGTCCAGCCTCACCGGTCGTCCGGGCTGGCGGCCACCAGCGCGCTGGTCACGCTGATGCTGCGCATGTACTCCAACATGCTGCAGGAGCCGCAGGACGAGATCGACCCGCGCATTGGCGGCGCCGTCGACGCGGTCATCACGGCGCTGTCCGGCGACTTCGAGCTGGGCGGCAACGCCCGGTGCGTCGACCTACTGGGACAGGGCAACCCGGGGGTAGCCGCGCAGGCCGGCTACCTGACCATCGGCACAACGATGTACCGGGTCATGGACATCAGTGTTCCGATCATCGTGAACGACGTCTGGAGCCAGGCGGTATGACTGACATGGATGACAAGGTCACTCAGAGGCCTCCGGGAGCCGGCAACGGTGGGGTTCTCATTACCTTCCAGCACATGTACGACCAACTTCAACTGCTGGTTGGTGAGCTGCGCGACGTGAACTCGGCTATGAAGACTCACAACGCATCAATGATCGACCACGAGGTTCGTCTTCGTGCGCTGGAGAAGTGGCGGTACAGCCTGCCGGCAGCACTTGTCATTTCAATTGGGTCGGCGGTCGCGGCCGTCATCGCGGCGACCAACGGCGGGTAGGGGGTCTCGATGACGAAGCAGACCGGCCTAGGTATGAACTGCTACGTCAGTGGCTACGACCTGTCCGGTGACGTCGGCAGCATCAAGAGCATCAGCGGCGGGAACAAGCCGCTGGAGGTCACCGGCATCGACAAGTCGGCGCCCGAGCGACTGGGTGGGTTGCGGGACGGCGCCGTCAACTTCTCGTCGTGGTTCAACCCATCGGCCGGTCAGGCGCACCCGGTCCTGTCCGCACTTCCGACCGCGGATGTGCTCGCCACCGTCACGGCGGCGACGGCGCTGGGTAGCGCGGCGGTGTCCCTCACCGGTAAGCAGATCAACTACGACGGCGACCGCAAGGACGACGGCTCGCTGGCGTTCGACGTCAACGCCCTCGCGAACGGGTTTGGCCTGGAGTGGGGCGTCCTGCTGACGGCCGGCAAGCGCACCGACACGGGAGCCACCAACGGCACCGCAGTCGACCTCACCACGGTGTCGACCGAGTTTGGCTGGCAGGCGTACCTGCACGTGTTCGCATTCACTGGTACATCCGTAACGGTGACCCTGGAGGACTCGGCGAACAACACCGACTTCCTGCCGCTGACCGGCGGTGCGTTCACGGCTGCGACGGGAGTAACCAGCGAGCGGCTGCAGGGCGGTCGCACAGCGACGGTCCGGCGGTACGTCCGTGCGGTCACGTCGGGAGTGTTCAACCCCGCGACGTTCGCGGTGATGTTCGTACGAAATGAAGTGGCGGTGGCGTTCTGATGCAGCCGTTCCGGATCACACCCAAGCTTCCCGTCCAGGCCATGAAGACGTACCAGATTCACGCGCCGGCATCCACGCACTTCCGGGCCGCAACGTGCGCCGAGGTCGAGTGCGGTGCGTACACGAGCGGTTGGCGGACCACTGTGGACGAGTCGACGGAGCTGGGCCAGGGCCAGGCGTACTACATCCGGAAGCAGTCGGGTCGCCTGTTCACGGAGCACCGCAACGAGGCCAACCTGACGGTGTTCACGTTCGAGGCTGGCCAGCGCTGCTTCCAGGCCGACGCCCACCGAACGCGGGTTGAACGTCCGGAGATCTACGTCGTTCGTAACGGCGACTGGCGCGGGTACGGCGAGGCACGGCGCTACAGCCGTGCGGAGGACTGGGTGGACGACTTCGCCAACAACCAGGACCAACTAGCAAGGAGACTTGAAAGTGGCTAAGCAGACTGGTCTCGCGTGGACCACACTCACCGTTGAGGATGCGGACGGCTCCACGGCGCGAGACATCAGGAACGACGTGACGAACGTCGGCTGGGGTATGCCGCGCGGCGCGCAGGAAGTGACCGGCATCGACAAGTCAGCCTACGAGCGGCTGCTGCTTCTGGCGGACTTCAGCATCGAGATCAACGGCGTCTGCAACTTCGGCGCCGTGCCCAGCGCGACGTCGCACGGCGTGTTCGCCACGGTGCCCAGCACCTCGGTTCAGCGGACCACCGTTCTCGGCATCGGCGGCAAGTCGCTGACGAACCAGGTGCTGTACACGGACTACGCGATCAACCGTACCGAGAACGGCGAGCTGACATTCAAGGCACCCGGCGTGCTGGCCGACGGCACCGTTCCGACGTGGGCGTGAGCCATGGGTTTCGTCAACGACAGGACGTACAAGCTGGTCTTCGCGGACCCCGAGTTCGCGGGACTGGAGGTGCGTGCGCGCTCCATCTCGATCCGGAAGATGCTGGAGATCGCCAAGTTCGACCGGAACGACCTGGATGAGGGACAGGTCGAGCTTCTCCTGGCCACGTTCGCCAAGGCACTCGTTAGCTGGAACCTGGAGGAACCGGAGGGTGAGCCGGTACCGGCCACGCTGGACGGCCTGTACGCGCAGGACATCGGGTTCGTGATGCAGATCATCTTCGCCTGGATGGAGGCCGTGGCCGCTGTGCCGACCCCTTTAAGGGAGAAGTTGAGCGGTGGCAAGCAGTTCCCGGAGGTGTCACTGCCGATGGAGACGTTGTCACCAAGCCCGCCGAGCTAGCGGAGGCGGAGATGATCGTCCGCCTGTGCGAGCGGTTTGGCTGCCTCCCCAGCGCGCTGCTGGAGGAGGACGCGGAGCTGCTGCGCTGGGTTCGACTTGAGGCCCTGACCAGACCCGCCGAGGAGGTGGCGCATGAATGAGGTCGAGATCGTCATCACGAGCAAGGACCAGACCTCCGCGGGTTTCAAGTCCGCGCAGTCCGGTGTGAAGGACACCGGGAAGGCGTTTGACCAGTTCGGCGAGAAGATCGGTGACCAGGAACGCCGCTGGCAGGGCCTGCGGTCGAGCATCACCGGCACCACCGACGTCGCCGGTGGTGCTGCCGCCATCATGAAGGGCGACCTACTGGGCGGCTCGGTGCTCGTAGCCGGCGGCCTCGCGGACCTGGCGCAGGGCTTCGCCGACACGCTGATCCCGATGGTGAAGGTGGCCTTCCAGTTCGTCGCGCACAAGGCCGCGATGGTGGCGCACGCCGCCTGGTCGGGGATCGTCGCGGCGAAGACGGCGATTTGGACCGGCGTGCAGTGGGCGCTGAACGCGGCCCTGTTGGCGAACCCGATCGTGTTTGTGATCGTTGCCGTGGCCGCTCTCGTCGCGGCGATCGTGCTCATCGCGACGAAGACGGACTGGTTCCAGCGGCTGTGGAAGGTGGCCTGGGGCGGCATCAAGGACGCGGCCCAGGCCGTCGGAGGCTGGTTCGCCAACACGCTGTGGCCACTCATCAAGCGACCGTTCGACCTGTGGATCGCCTACCTGCGACTAGTTCTCACCACCGTCGTCAACACGTTCAACGCCGTCGTGGGCTTCGTTCGTAGTCTGCCCGGCAAGATAGCCTCCGCCGCGTCAGGTATGTGGGACGGCATCAAGAACGCCTTCCGCTCCGCCCTCAACTGGATCGTGGACAAGTGGAACAACTTCCGCATCCCAGCGATCCGCGTCGCGGGCGTCCAGGTCTCACCTGAGATTAACTTCCCCAACCTGCCGCACTTCGCCAGCGGCGGTTTCGGTCGTGGTCTGGCGATCGTCGGTGAGCACGGCCGCGAGCTGGTTGACCTCGGCGCCGGTGCGCGCGTGCACTCAAACGCCGCAACGGAGCGGATCCTGGCCGGCACGGCGCAGTCCAGCGCCTCGCAGGTCCTGCTCCTGGACCCCAACGGCGGGCGCCTGGTGGAGGCGCTCATCTTCACCATCGCGGAGGCCGTCCGTAAGCAGGGCGGCCGGCCGGACGTCCTCGGAATCAAGCTCACGTAGGAGAACGACATGCACCGCTACAAGACCTGGAACGGCCCGATGCCGACCACGGCCGCGCAGGCGGCGGTGTCCACCGGCACGGCCATCAAGACGATGCTGCAGCTGGCCACACCGGCCACGCGGCAGATCCAGCTCATCTCGTGGGGCTTCACCCTGGACGACCCGCCGGGCGCCGACGCGGTCATCGAGCTGCTGCAGACCGACGTCGCCGCGACCGTCACCGCGCACATTGCCGCGGGGGTGCAGCCGCTGGACCCGAACGCGCCGCCCTCCCTGCTGACCCTGGGCACGTCCGCGACCGGCTACACGGGCTCGGCGGAGGGCTCGATCACCGCCACCCGGGTCTTCGACGCGGTCGCGCTGTCGTCGGTGTCCGGGGAGTCGCCGCTGCACTACGCCTACCAGTGGATGCCCGACGAGCGCCCGATCATCGCGATCTCGAAGTTCCTGCGCGTCCGGGCGACGACGCCGACGACCGCCGTGGACATGCGCTGCTGGATCTGCTGGGACGAGTGAGTAGATGCGGGGGTCGGTCGCGCCGCGCGTAGCGGGTTGGTGGAGGCGAGCTGGGGCTAACGTCCCCGGTCCGCTGGCGGTCAGCTCTGCCCCCGTCGTGTTCGACGCCAACGGCCACATCAACTACAAGGCGGAGCTGTACGTCAACGGCGCCTGGCTGGACATCACCACGCGTGTGCGGGCGCCCGGCGGCACGACGGGCTTCGACATCAGCCGCGGCCGGCCCGACGGTCAGACGCGAGTCTCGTACGGTCGCTGCTCATTCATGATCAACAACCGGGACGGGCTGTTCTCCAACCGGAACCCCAGCAGCGTCTACTTTGGACTGCTGGGCCGCAACACGCCGTTCCGCCTGTCCGTCGCGGACAACTTCCGCTTCCACGGTGAGATCGCCGAGTTCCCCCAGCGCTGGGACACCACCGGTCGCGACGTCTGGGTGACCATCGAGGCCGCAGGTGTGCTGCGCCGGCTGGGCCAGGGCGCGAGGCCACTCAAGTCACCTCTGCGTCGCGCGATCCTGGCCAGCAGCCCGGTGGTTTACTGGTCGTTGGAGGATGCGGCCGGGTCGACGCAGGGCGCGTCGTCAGTCAGTGGGATAGCCCCGTTGATCGTGTCAGGAACTGTCACGTTCGCATCGTCCGATGTGGACATCCCCGGTTCCGCTGGGGCTTTGGACGCTAGTGGGGGCGGCAGGTTGGACGCTGCCCTACCCACGTTCGCGTTCACCATCGACTTCGGGTGGGGTCTGGACTTTATCGCGTCGTACAAGACCGCCACCCCGGGTGGCGAGGGTGTGCTGGTCAGCCTTGAAACAACCGGTGCGACGTACACGTTCACGTTGAGCACGACTGACTTGACCGTGGGGGAGCCGCACCACGTTGCGTACTGGTTCTACCAGAGCGGCGCCGGTGGGGTAGATCTCAGCATCGACACCTACTACGACGGAACATTCTTCGACACCGAAACTTTCGCGAGTACCGCACTGCCGTCACCGACGGCGGTCCACATCAACCCGAACAGCTTGACCGATGACACGTTGCCGGTGATTGCCCACCTGTCCATGCATGATGTGTCCGCGGACTTGGCCCTGGACGCTGCGGCGGCTCTGTCCGGTTACGCTGGAGAAACTGCGGCTGACCGTCTTGCCAGGCTGTGCGCTGAGGAAGGTCTCTCGTTCGTCCTAGTTGGTGATGCAGCTGACACTGCTGCGATGGGTCCGCAGCAGATTGACACGTTGGTGAATCTTATCCAGCACGCCGTAGACGCTGATCAAGGAATGCTGTACGAGCCGCGTCAGATCCTCGGTCTGGCATACCGCACGCGCACCAGCCTATACAATCAGGTCGCAGCGATACTGGACTACTCTGCCGCGCACCTGTCCGGTGAGCTGGCACCCATTGACGATGACCAGCTCCTGCTGAACGACGTCGAGGCCCGGCGCATCGACGGGTCGTCCGCCCGGTACACCGTCGACACCGGCCCACTGTCCACGCAGGACCCGCCGGACGGGGTAGGCACCTACGACGAGTCGCTGGAGTACGACGTCTACGCCGACAACCAGCTGCTGGACATCGCCAGCGAGCGTGCGCACATCGGCACCTGGGACGAGGCTCGCTACCCCACCGTGAGCGTCAACCTGGCGCGTGCGCCGTTCCGTGCGGATGCCAGCCTCCTCAACGGCGTCGTCGGTCTGGACATCGGTGACTACCTGGCCGTCGACAACCCGCCGGCCTGGCTGCCACCGAACCTCATCGAGTTGCTGTTGCAGGGCTACACGGAGCATTTGACGGCGTTTGAGTGGCGGTTGACGTCCAACAACACCCCGTACGGCCCGTACCGGGTGTTCCGGATCGAAGGTGGAACGTTGGGTGTTTTGGGGCTTGCCGGGCAAACCCTCGACGGTGAGCACGCCGCGAACGATGGGACGTTGAGTGTGGCCACGGCAGCCGGGTATCCGCTGCTCGCCACAAGCCTGACCGTGTTCGCCGACATCATGATCGCCGGTGAGCGGATGACTGTGCAGGGTGTGGTCGGCGCGTCGTCCCCGCAAATTGTGACGGTCACCCGGGCGGTTAACGGGGTCAGCAAGGTGTTGCCGGCCGGTTCTGAGGTCAAACTGTTTCCACGAACGGGGATAGCGCGATGACTTCACCTTTTAACGCACTTCAGGAGCCGACTGCGGCGCAGTTGAACCAGGCAGTTCAGAAGATTATCAGGCGTGGTCGGCGGGTAACTTCGTCCTCCGCCTCCACGTCCACAACGGACATCGGCGTACTGCGTGTGTCGTCGATTCCGGTCCTGTCTGGGGATCTTGTCGCCGTCCAGTCGAGCCCACTGGGCCTGGACAGCTCCGTGACCAACGACGAGGTCAGGGCCCGGGTCCGGTACCGGCTCGACGGCGTGGACGCCGGGGTCACCGACACGATCCTGCCC